TTTCTTGTTACCGCTCTTACCGTAGGTCTGCTCGTTGTCGACAATGACCTCGGCACCGCCGAAGCCCTCGACCGTCATGTTCTCGAAGACCTTGGATTTGGTCTGCGCGAAGTGATTGGAGTCGGCCACGTATCGCAGTGCGTCAGTCGCGGCATCTGCTCCGGGATCATCCTGCGGGGTACGTGGGAATGCCTTGGGATCGGTACGGGTCTGACGCTCCAGACCGAGCAGGTATTCGATCTTGTCTTTGATCCGGTTATCGGTGATCGCGGGCTGACCGCGCTTGTCGAGGGTCGCTAGCTCGCTCTCAGACCACTGCTTGCCGTCGTAGTAGTCCCGGTGGATCTGCGCCTGCTTGCGCGCGTCCATCGTCGTGTCGGCCGACTGATTGAACTGAAAGACGAAGCGCGCGAGTTGCTGGTCGTTATCGATCGGGTCATCGCTCTGACCGGAATCAGCGCCAGGTAGAACGGGATTACTGGCGTCGAGCTTTTTGGCTTTCTTGGCCTTAGCCATGGTTTATGCGCATACAAAAAGTCTCAGCCCAGTGATTTCGGACACTTATGCATAAAACCGCTCATGCCGTTCGCCATGCGCGCGTTTCAGGCTCGTCAAAGAGTCGTGAGTAGGAGTCTTTGGGCTGCTGCTCTTTCGAAGCGCCCTTCGCAATCCACGGCCGGGACATACACGCGTAGCGTGTTTCATCACCGGCATGGTCTTCAGAGTCAGTATCGACGTCCTCAGCCTTGGACGGATCGTGCTGCAACATCGGCAACGTGCGGATCGTGTGCGTGCAGGTCGAGAAGAAGTACAGCATCGGCTTACCGTCCTCACCGATCAGCCGGCCGCGGAGCTGATCCCAGCCCGGCACGCGCTTGTTATCGGCGGGACGCCAGATGGTCGGCGCCATGCGGCTGGCGATACTCGGTCCGCCGTCCTCCTGGAAGGCTGCCGGATCGATCACGCCATAAGCCATGTGCTCTTTCTCGCGCTCTCGTATTCCCTGTCCTACCTGCTCGGCGCTCAGTTTCAGTCCGACATTAGGCTGACCATCCCGCATCCCGTACCACTCGCGGTACTTGATGAGAGCTCCACGCGGGAATTGCTTCAGGGAGCCGTCTGAAACGGCATACCAGCCGACACTGAATGGTCTAGCTGATCCCCAGTCCTTAGCTCGAAACCGTGCCCAATGGGCTGGTAGTTCGACAGGAGCCACAATGTGCTGTGGCCCGAACTCAGGAAAGAATGCACCCTCTACCGAGTTCCAATCGCCTTCGAGCCATGCCTGAACTAGCTGCGGACTACCTACTAAGTACAGGCGGTTGATGTAGTCCGGATCGTTGTGTAGCAAGATCTGATTATTGGTGACCTTGCTGGGGATATAGACGTAACGATGCTCCTTCCCATTCGGAAGTGTGCGGACGAGCACCTTAAAGCCTAGCGGCGCCGGATCCACATAACGCTGCCTGATCCATCCCTGCCCCGCTCCACCCGGGTTACCCGTCAGCAATAGCTGGGTTGGAACGCCCTTGGCGCTTCGTAGAACACCGTTCAACCGATCGATTGGCGTGGGAAGCTCGTAGTTGCCAGCTTCCTCCACTGCTGCATCCGTAAGACTCTGCCCCTGATACTTCTCAGCGTCCTGTACGGTCTCAAGTGGCCTGAAGCGTATACGCCCGCCACCCGGCATAACAAACAGCTTCTTCTGCTCGCTATAGCTCGCCCGAAGCGGCAGGTATATTTCCTTGGCGCGCTCGATCAGGTCATCCTGCTGCGGCATTTCCTTGCGGAAGAACACCGCATTGAAGTGCTTCCCATACCGCTTAGCCTTGATCCCGAACTTTCCTAAAACACCGTCTGTCTTTCCACCACCTCGCGCCCCACCGAAGAAGATCTCAGCGAGTGGACAGTCAATTAGGAGCTTTTGCGGCCCCGGCTGCGGCGCCCATGTAATCTTCGGCTTGGGCTGACCACTGTTCTGCGGTGAGTGGCTTGTCGGAGATGTCGAAGGTGCCAAGCTGGCCGTCCACGTTCAATTCAGTCTGCGTGAGGGTGGGCAAAGTGCGTGCAAGCAGCACTTCAGCGGCGCGAACCTGAGTCGCGCTCATTTTGTTCTTGCCAAATACATGATCTTGCAAGGCTTTGGCCAGTTTGGTTGTCTGGATACGCTGCCTGACAATATCCGGTGTCCAGATACCCTTGGGACGTCCTCCGGCCATGACTAGAACCCCTGTAGATTACGGATTCGATAGGTCTCATCCTCTGAGAGCTGGTTGTCCGTGCCGTAATCGCTCTGGATGGTCAGGACGCGCGTCTCATAGGAGTTACGGTCATTCAATATGGCGTTCGCGCTACTGGGGATAATGATTTCAATCCGTGAGTCCAACGTGGCCACGATCTGCCAATCGAGAATCACGGTCGTAATGTCGTCGGTCTTGTCGTCGAGGCGATAACGGATACTGGTCGGGATGAACGGCTCGTAATCCTCGTCTTTGAACGATATCGCGAACTTCTGCCGCGACTGTTCGGAGATCGTGAGCATTTACGCAGCCGTAAAGGTCAGCGTCACGCTTAATTGCCAAGCTTGGGAGCTTGTCTTCGTGCCAAGGCTCTCGACCTTACGTTGCCACATGACGCCAGCGGCAGCGGCATTGAACGTCCCCCATTCCTGCCAGGCGAAGTTGGCCTGTGAGGTCGAGAACGTCGCGCGGTAGGTGACGCCTGCGCCTGAGCGGATGGGATAGGTCGCATCCATGCCCTGGCGGACCTTGTTCGTGGCGGCCTGCAGGTCAGTCTGCGCCGCACTGAAGGCGGTCGTGGAGTCGCCGACACCGAGATACGCATTGGACGCGTTCAGGTAAGTGGGGCTGTCATTGATCGCGCATTTCGCGATCTCGGTGGCGGCGGCAGTCGTGAGGCCCATTACTTTCTCCAAGTCTGAGTGGGACAGTCCTTACCGCCCACGATCAATTCCACGCATTGAGGGTTGAGTAAATCTCGACAGAGCGATTCGTAATCACTGATCCCGACCGGCTTGGGAATCGGATCGCCGTCGAACTTCGCAAGGCAGAAGAACGCAGCATCACAAGCAATCCCAGGAACGTCGTGGCTCATAAGGGGACAATCTGTATCCGTGCGGTACGCGGGTTAATCCGAATGTGAGCAGGCTTCGATGGTGTGATCTGAGTCAGGCTCGACAGCTCATCGAAGGCGATATTCAAGTCGTCCTGGCTAAAGAACTGCAGGACACCGGTGAAAATCCCGAGAACCGATGTCTCTGTCAGGGAAACGGAAGCCGTATCGCTCGTCGTCACGATCACGGTCGGCGTGGTGAGCGTGGAGGCCTCACCAAAGCTCACACTGACCGTATCCGCGGTCGCAATCGCGACGCTGGTCCCCGATGACTCCGTGAACGCTATGGAGACCGTATCGCTCGCTGTGAGCGCGAGAACGCCTTGCTGGACCAGAGCAACCGTCTCAGAGAGCGTGACGGTCGCGTTATCACCGCTGATGATCTGATTGAAGAGCTGCGAAAGCTCGGCAATCGAGATCCGGACCGTGTCCTGCGAGGTGATCTGGTTGCTGTCAACCGGATCCTCGACCCATTGCACCGATAGCGTGTCTGAAGACGCAATCGGTATGACAATCCCCGGAGCGCGCGACGCAAAGACATTCGTCGTGCCCGGGGCGCCATAGGCCCGTAACTGCGTGCGTCCTGGAGGCGGAAGCGTGGGGTCGCGAGTAAACCCGGTCTTGAAAACAAGACGGCCCGGGGCACCCCAGGTCCCCAGGTGCGTCGTGGCCATTTCAGACGATAACGAACGTCACGCCATTGGCCGGAGCCGAGGTCAGCGCCGTATACGTGAAATGTCCGCGGCCGCCGCCTGAGAGCACATAGGCGTTGATCGTCGTGGCCTGCCCTTGCAACAGGCCTGACGTGAAGATGATGTTGCGCCCTACCCAGTGATTGGCAGCAGCGGTCGTGATGCTACTGGTCTCGAGCTCGGTCGTAGTAGGCGTGAACGCCGTATTGTCGACCGTACCGGTCTGCATCGTGCTCGTGGCGGCGGTAAAATTAGCCTGGTAAGAGGTAAAGCCACCGATCTGATACACGTTGACGTTGAGCTGACCCGTAGCAGCAACGAGCGAGTCATAGACGTTCGATTGAACGACGACCCATTCATCCCAGACCGGGAAGGCGCCGGACTTGTTGATGACGAGCTTCAGATGACCCAGCGTACCGGTGTCGGTCGTATCAAACGGGACGCCATATACCCCTTGCGTGTCATGCGTCGCACTCGTAGCGCTGTGCTTCTGGGCGCCGGCTCCCTGGTTCAGGAAGAGAATGCAGTCGGCCTGCGCGATCGTTAGCGCGGTTGAGGCCGTGGCGCCGTCTGTCGTGCTCAAAAACGGCCCGACCTTGGGAGTAACAGCCGTCGACTGTCGCAATAATTTCATTTCACATCAGCCTTCTACGATGTCGGTTTGTGGAGATGAGAACTGCAACAGAGGGACCACTGGCAGATTCTTTGAGCGCAAAAGTCAATACCGCGGCATTGGTGCCGCTGGACGTGGTGAAGTTAGGCCCATATGTCCCGGTCGAGGTAACACGTTGTGACATCACACCGATCGTGTCGGAGTTCGCGCCATTCGTGAACGAGCTTGTGGACGCCAGCGTGAACCCGGTTCCAGGAGTGTAGGTCGTGGGGTTCGCGGCAGAGTTGCTTGCGCCGATCCCGATAACCAGATCCGTAGCATTGGTCGTGGTAATCGTCTGATTGAACGGCGAGGCGGCATCCAGGTTAGAGACGAGGGTACCGTCTTGAACACTAGAGGTTGCAGCCCCAGTCACCTCGAAGAACGAAATAGAAGCCGTATCACCGGTTGCCTTGCTGACGGTAACCTTGTGAGACGTACCACCTGCTGCGGTACCGCTAGCGGCAGAAGTCCCCAAATATACGTAGGTCGTCGTACTACCGTTGGCCTGCGAGCCTAGTAGCGTCCACGTATTGCTATACGTGTCGGTAATCGTGTTGACCGAAGGGCTATAGGCGCGGACCACGACAACGAAATAGCTTCCGGTCGCGGATGTATTGAGACTACCGGTCGTTGCCAGAGGCACATTACTGTTGTAAGTGTGTTCCTCAGACAGCCCCTGGGCAATCGCGATAGTCATATTCCCCTACCGGTCGGCCTCGTATAACTCACGTAGAAATTGCGGTAATCCTCAACCAAGGTAGTGCCCGCTGGCGTGTAACCGAAAAGGTCAACACGCACGAATCCTTGACCACCAGTGCGGCAGTTGTACATAGCGTTACACCAGAAGACCAACACGCCATTGATCCAATGAGCGGCCTCCCCGTTAGGTGTACCGTCGTCGTTCTGAAGCCACCAGATTTCATGCGTTTGCCAGTTCCCCGCGACATCCTCGGTATTCTGAGCGAGTGTCGGGATAACTTTTGGCGTTGGATGCGGTGTACGCGAGTAGGATGATCCTCCTGTCAATGTCGGACACGCATCCAAAAAGAACTGCGTATTGATATCTCCACCTGAGGTGGCGTCACTGTAGGAAAGACTCATCCGGGTGCCGCTATATCCGCCTGCGTTAGCTCCCCAAGTGCAATTTGAAAAAGCCTGCTGTGGTGTCGAGTTATAGCCAAATCCAAAGACCTTCAGTTCCTTCGAGTCCGCTGCGCTCGTCGTCCGACGCAGATCGTACTTGATGTAAATTCCCTTTTTCGTAGGGTCAAGTGCCCCCCACGTAAGTCCACACGTACCGCCTTGCGCAGTGCTTCCAGGTTTCGTGTTGACTCTCGCAAACCCGCCAGTGGCATCCGTCATCCAAGTGATGCTATTACCGCCATGTTCATCGAAAGCGGAGACACCGTTATTAATACCAGTGACTAGTGAAGTCACTACGAAGGTATTAGCGCGTCGTAAGATAAGTCCATCTCTCTCTGAAATGGAGATTGACGCAAAAGTTGCCCCACTATCTCGGGTGGGATCCTGAGTCCCTGTTAGAAACTGCCAGTTCCCTGGAATATCGGCAGCAACGACGGTCTGTGTGCTATTTCCCTTTGGGTTAACGAGTACGATTCCGTTGTCATACTCCACACCGAAGATACCAATAGGCCCTTTCGCTATCTTCGGAGTGGTGGGACGGAGCGCATTGACAGGATTACCTAACCAACTCCGCACGAGTCCGTTCACGCCACCGTAGAAGTCGTACCAGTCCAGCGCCGTCAGGTCACTGCTATAGGACTGACTGAACCGGTTGATGGCCGGCATTCCCTCGCCCAAATAGGCTGTCGCCGCGATATAACGCGCCCACTGCCACTGCGTATTCTGTGGCGGAAATCCGCCAGAGGTCGGCAAACGCACGAGCGCCGAACCATCAGAGTTGGTATCCGGATATGAACCACCGAATACGACCATATGGGGATTAGCCGCAGAAGCTAATTCCCTATAGTAGTACTGGAGAACGGTCGTGAAGGGTTGAGAGGTCTCCAACGACCAGCTCTTGCCCATATAGCTCTCACAGAGCAGTCCATCGGACTGGCCGACCATCACTCCGGCTGAGGTAGCTCCATAATCGCCCGCATTGGCAAAAATGTACTTGGTCGGCGCGAGCGAGCGCATCGTCGTGACGTAGCGCAACTGGCCTGCACATAACCAAGGGGTAGCAGTCCCCGGCAATCCTTGGCTTTCCGTGACACCATCACGGTTCCAGTCACCATTGACCTGCGGGTTGAGCAGGAAATTGTCCTGGAAAATTCCGTCCAGCGATCCAGAGGCTAGACCGGACGCCAGTCCCGTAAACCGCGAGTCGCTCTTGGTCTTCGACAGGCACATGAAGTACGAATACTTCGCGCCAAACTCGTACGGGTGCTCGAGATTCGGGTTAACCGGAACGAAATCGGTGTAATTAACGAGAGCGGTTGCTGCACCGCCGTTATTCGGGGTGACCAGCGTTCCGGAAGACCCACTGACGTAGAGCTTCCAATTACGCGCAACAACTTCAGCCGTCCAAGTCGGCCGTGGATCGTTCGCGTCTTCCTCTATGGCGTTGAGGTTGACGTAGTTGAAAAGTAGCGTGGGCGTCGGCGCCGTACTCGCGGCTTTGATCGCCTTCACGATCGTATCAAGGTCACGCCCTGAGTTGGCCCAGCCCTCCCAGGACGCGCCCATGATGAAGAGGCTGTACCGGCCCATGGCAGCCTGCTGCGTAGGGTCCGTATAGGCCCGTACACCGGCGATCCCGATAAAGGCTGCCGTAGGCTGCACTGGCGTAAAAGTCGGCGGCCCGGCGTTCGCTTGCGTCGTAACCGTGATCAGTGTCGAGAGTGTCGACACATTCCCGGCCGCATCAATGGCCGCGACCTGGTACTGGTAGCCCGTCGAGGCTGAGAGCCCCGTATCGGAATACGCCGTAGAACTCGCTGGCGCGATAAAGACGCCATTGCGGTAGACGAGATAGCCTGCGAGGCCGGATCCACCGGTATCAGTCGATGCGCTCCAGCTCAGATCGATACGGGAGCTCGAGATAGGGGTTCCGACGACATTGACCGGCGTCGAAGGCGGCGTCACATCGGGATCGAAGATGACGCGCGATAGCGTGCTCATGTCAGTGACAGCTTTCGGTATTTTGGCCACGCCTCACCCGAAGAGCTTGCATGTTGGCTTGGGACCTTTGCGTAAGAGGTAGAGCCACCAGGCTCTTACGCAGCTTGGAAATCGTTGATGGGCGCCGGGAGTTTCGCAGCGACTACAAACGCGATTTCGTTACCCCAAAGGGAGACGGCGCCGTCCTTGGTCCGTGACCGAGCTGCTGAATACCATTGCCCGAACGCAAGATCCGTTGGGATAGTCACAGCGATCTTGCCGCTGACCGTCTTCATGACCGTATCGTTCACGACGCGCGTATACGCGCCCGAAGCCGTTCCATATCCGTAGTCGAAGGAAGTCACCTCCCCTGGTGGCATCGCCGTACCGTCCGTGTAAAGCGTGGGCGCGGTGAAGCTGAGCCCGCCCGGATTGGTCGGTCCCGACATGAGAACACCTCGTGGAAATGAAAAAGGCCCGCGTAGTGCGGGCCTTTCAGGCAAAGTTAGGCAGGTTGATGGAACGGAATCTATCCCTTAAATCTCAGCGCCGCAAGTAGGTCGGCGTGCTTGCTCTCAGAAAATCTCCATTGCAGGTAATTCAGGGTCAGGCGCCACGCCGTGATGAGCGTTCGTTCACTCAGCCCAAGCTGTTCGGCAATGACCGGCTGAGGGAGCTGGGTCCGGTACCACTTCACGATGACCCGACGAGTCCGTGGCGGGGATTTGAGAATGATCTTGTCGACCACAATGGCAGTCGCGTCATCGAGCGGCGGCGGGCGGGAGGGAAGCCCGTCCATCCATTGCGTCGTCGGTAGCCCCATCCCGACCGAGACAGCCCACCGCTGGCAGATCCGGTCAGTCGTAGCGAATTCAGGCGGGACGACGTTCTCGGCTGATCGCCCTAGCCACTCGTTGCGCTGCGCGACGGACAGTTGAGCATTCACGTAACGACCCCCAAGACTTTGAGAGCCTCGAGCGGTGTCCGCACGATCGGCGTCCCGGTCGAGGCAATGAAGTTTCGTTGTGCTTCCTGGCGCCTGTCCTTAGCGATCGTCAGCTTCTTGCCATGGCCCGTTTTGACTTCGAGCATCTGAAAAATACCGGGAGCCCACGAAGATCGCCGGCAGATCAGATCGCAGGGTGCATCGAGTGGCCAAACCTCGAATCCGACCCGCTCTAACGCCTCGATAATCGGTCTCTCGGCGATATCCCGGCGCGTGGCATACCGCTTGAGACTCACTCGGCGCTCCAGGTCTGTGACTGGCGCTTGAGCCAGAGCGGCCATTCGACCTTCTTGGTGAAGCTCTTGTCCTCGAAGAGCGTCCGGTCCGTGGGCTGCGCGGTGTAACGCCCGTTATCCAGTGCGATCAGAGTGAACTCCTTGCCCTGATCCGGATGAGCCGACCACGGGTCGCCGACCGGAATAATCGTGCATAGGTATTTTCCGGCGTGCTCCGTATTGTCACGCAGGCGCGCGCATACTCGCCGGCCACTGAGGAATTGATATTCGAGAACCGTGAACTCAGGACCGTAGCAGTCCCATGTCTGCCCTTCTGACGGTCTCCACGTGACTTCAGTGTGCCGACTCGCGAGCTGGTGGAGCGGCACGTTGCGGTAGATCGCCCCACACTCGAGCATGACGTGACAGCCCCAGGTACGACCGGGGTAGCTCGAGAGGCCGAACCACGCGACGGGTAGCCAGTCATGATCGCCTA